AGGCGAAGACTAGAAGCTAGTGATATTAAAGATTTAAATATTTTAAAACACTATCGGATAATTCGCAAATGGGCTTGTAGAAATAACGGTTTAAACGATGCAGAATTAGAGCTTTTAATATACTTAGACTGCATGAACCATTTCACTAAAAAAGATTTTGAAATGGGTTGTTACTCATTTAGCTGGGACAATAGAAGATGGAACAGACTTCTTAAACAAGGCTGGATAGTAGTGTGGCGTGAAAGAAACAGAACGACACAGAAGTATAACATATATAAAGTTTCGTTTAAATGTAAAAGGCTGATCAATACTATGTATAAGATTATGGTTGGTGAGGAAGATATTCCAATAAGTGAAAGACGAAATAAGATAATGCGCGGACAGACGTATACCGATAAAGTATTAATCACCTCTGTGTATAACGTAAACAAAGATAAAGAAAGATAATATGGACCACAAAAATCCTTTAAAAATGATAGACCCATTAACTGGTATGGAGATGACAATGCAGCAAATGTCTATGGGACAGCAAGCGCCAGTGTTTATGAAAGACATTCCAAAAGGTAATAAAGGCGCAGGGCTTAGAGCTTTAGACGATAGTGTTGTAGAGCAAATGGGTTATGACTCAGCTACTAAAATGGTTTCACCGTTAGATCTTCACAAGCCTGGCCACGTTGAGCCAAAAGGTCCTCGTAACAGTGTAGGAGCTGTAATGATAGGTAAAGAAATACCTAAAAAAATGTCAAAAAAAATAACTAAAAAGCCTAGAGTACCAGTAGTAGAAAATACAAAACATGCTTACGGAATAACTAAAGATGGTAAAAAAGTAAATTTAGGAAAAATAACAAGCACTGAAATTCCTGAAAAAGATTTTAAACAAAGATAACTATGGAACACGCAATAGATAAGATTATTAAAAAGCCAGTATTAGAAGGACAGATTGGAGAGTCTCATATTTGGGACGGGCCATTAGATACCAGTGGTTTTCCAATGGGTCAAGGTAGTAGCTCTGGAATTAAAGGTATGCAAGTAAAAAAATACCCTTGCAAATATCAAGCTGGACCTATAACACAACGCGCTAAAGGATTGTAAGATGAGTATTAATGATTTTAAACTTTACGCTATAAATACAACAACTTTAGGAGTCACGACATTCGCTAAGATAGAGATGGGTTTGAAATTATTGTTATTAGTGGTAACTATAGGTTATACAGTGCACAAATGGATAGAGCTTAAAAATAAAAAATAATGAATTGTATATTTTGTTTTAATTGCGGCTTATGCTAAGATATTTTACTTACGAAGAGTTCGATTCGCCTGACGTGCAGGGTAGCGGGCAGATGATGAGTAAAGATCTTATACTTATACTTGAAAGCGTTAGAGCACAATTAAGCGAACCTATTATTATAAATTCAGGTTATCGCACTCCAGCGCATAATGAAAAAGTAGGTGGGAAACCTAACTCATCTCATTTAAAAGGTCTTGCAGCTGACATAGCTTGCAAAGACAGTAGATATAGATTTAAACTTCTACAAGAATTAATGGAACACGGTATAGACCGTATAGGTATTGGTGATACTTTTATTCATATAGATATCGACGATGATAAATCACCTGATGTAATTTGGACATATGGCAACTGATAAAAAAACACTTAAGTGTAATAAACCTCGGCGTACGCCAGATCATAAAACTAAATCACATATTGTAAAAGCTTGTGAAGCAGGTTAAAGCTCGTCACGCTAAGAATATTAAAAAAGGTAAAATGTCTGCTGCCTATTGGGCTGACAAAGTAAAATGGTAATTATGAATAAGTATGTTAAAGATATGATGCACGAGAGAGAGTTAATCTACGATGCAAAGAAAGCAATACACAAAGAAGATAAAAAATATAAAGCTGCTGGTCAAATGAAAGGATCAGTAATGCATATGGGTCATAGTCCTATGAAAAACATAAACAAAGGTTATGCACCAGAAGTAAAATCACCTATAAAAATGGGTCATAGCCCACTTACTAAACACTGTACTTCTGCTTTAAGATATGGATCACCAATGAAGCAAGAAGATCCAAAAGATGAATTAACAAAAGAGCAAAAACTTAAAATGGCAGGTGAAGCTATTGGTGAAGATGTTTCTTTTGAAGTTAAAACAATGGACGATCCTAGATCTTCAAGAAGAATAGTTGAAATAAAAAAACAACTAGAAAAAGAAAATCCAGAAAAGTACGAAGAGATATACGGTAAATAATGAAATCAAAAGGTTTAGGAGATGACATAGCGAAGTTTACCAAAGCTACTGGTATTAAAACTGTAGTTGATAAACTTTCAGAGGGATTAAATATTCCTTGTGGTTGCTCTGCTAGACAAGCGTGGTTTAATGATAAAGTACCTTATAACAAATAATATGTCTTTTAAAATTAAACCTCCGTATAGCTTAGATAATACACCTATATACCATGTAACAATGGAAGACGGTGTACTTGGTAAAGCAAATAATAACGGTACTATCATTATAAACAAAGATGTACCGTGTGGTAAAATACAAGAAGTTATAAACCACGAAATGGTTCATATAGATCAGATGCGTAGAGGCGATCTTGATTATGACGATAAATATGTATACTGGAAAGGTAAAAAAATACCAAGATCTAGTATGAATGAAGGGGCAAAGAATTTGCCTTGGGAAAAAGAAGCTTACGATAAAACAAAATAAAACAAAACAAAATGCCTTACAAACAAAGTCCCGCTTCGTTTAAGAAGCACGAAAGCAAAGCCGTAGGATATATGACGAAGGGTTCAGCATTTCATTTAGATACAGATCCTAGTCCTGAAAGGCAAGCTAGACTAGATAAAATGAAAGCAGAAAAAGAAGCTGCTCGAGCAATTAAGCGAAAAGAATATGATGCAAAAAGGCAAGCTGTTCTTGAAAAACAAATGGAAAAAAGTATAGAACAAGATACAGCTCGAAATATAAGAAGACAAGCTATTATAGAAAAAAGAAAACAAAAAGACCCAAGCTATAAGCTTAAACAAAAACAAATTGTAACAGGTCAACAACATCTTCAAGCAGGTACTACTCCTTTAGAAATGCACGGTCCAGGTGGAACACATCCAGATCCAAAGAAAAAACCAACTACAACACTATCAAACGCTCTTGCATCTGATGAAGATTATCAAGTGGTTCCTGGTTATGAACAAAGACTAGGTGGTGCGTTAGATGAAGTTGTTGTAACTGCTAGCGCTAGAAATAATACCTCTAACAGTGGAGGTGCTTTACCTACTAAAAGAAAAAAGAAAAAAAGAAAAACTTATTCTAAAACTGGAAATTTGTTAAGAGGAATAAATCCTTTTAGCACGAAGCATGAAAGAGTTAGAGCTAGAACTCGTTTAGGTCAAGATAGATTACTTTAATATGAAAAAAATTCTTCAACTTATAACTGGAGGTCTCATTAAAGATGTTGGTAAAGTTATAGATAACTTAACAACTACAGATGAAGAAAGGCTTGCGGCTAAACTAAAAATTGAAGAGTTGCTAGAGCAAGCTGACAAAGATGCTCAAGATCAAGTAACAGCAAGATGGGAATCGGATATGAACTCTGATTCCTTCTTGTCTAAAAATATAAGACCAATAGTTCTTATATATCTTACTGTTATATTTACTATATTATCTTTTTTTGATGGTAATATAGGTGAATTTAAAATAGCAGAGCAATATATACCAATATTCCAGTCATTACTTATAACTGTGTATGGCGCGTATTTTGTAGGGCGAACGTGGGAAAAAGGTAAAAAAATAAGTAATAATAAAGACAAGTAATTAAATATAAATTAAATTAAATTAAATCAAATGGCAAAAATTACAGATGAGCAACTGGAATCAGTTGTTAAACAACAAGAAGAGTTAGGCGGACTATTAAATCAAATAGGTGCTTTGGAAGCTAACAAACATTCACTGCTTCATAAGATAGCAGCTGTAAATGAAGGTATAGAAAAGACTAAACAAGATCTTGAAAAAGAATACGGTAATATAAGTATCGATCTTAAAACCGGTGAATATACTATTATAGAAACCGAAGAAGAAGAAGAAGAAGATCTAACTGTAGTTAAATCAGAGGACTAAAATGGATTCTGTTATAAGAAAAATCAGTATTGGATCTGACTATAAAAATGATGCTATGCACTATTCTGTAGGTCAAGAGGTTTACGGAGGTCATAGTATAGCTTATATTTTATTTGACAATAAAGATAATTCTTATAATATTCATATAAAGAAAAACAACGAGGTATTGCCATGGAAGAAGTTTAATTCTAACATGGCTATATCTGTTGAGTATGATTTAGAATATTAATGAAAAGCGTATACGATTTTATTATAAAACCTATTGGTAAGGTTTATGATAATTCTATAGATGTAGACGGCAAAGAGCTTTTACTAAACACTAGTATTGAAAAACATAAGTTTGTAAATAACAAAGCTATTGTAATTTCTACACCACTTGCTTTTGATACACCTATAGAAGAGGGTGATGAAATTATAGTCCACCATAATATCTTTAGAAGGTATTACAACATGAAAGGTAAAGAGGTTAGTAGTAGTAAACACTTTAAAGAAGATCTTTACTTTTGTCAAGTAGATCAAATATATTTATATAAAAAAATATACAAATGGTGTGCGTTTGCTGATAGATGCTTTGCTATGCCACTTGAAAATAATAATGATCTAGAGCTCGATAAAGAGCAAAAGCTTATTGGTGTACTAAAATACGGTAATAAGTCCTTAGAAGCTAAGGGAATAAACGAGGGAGATACTATAGGGTTTACACCCAACAGTGAGTTTGAGTTTATCGTAAATGACCAACGGCTTTATTGTATGAAATCAAATGATATTGTAATTAAGTATGAGCACCAAGAAAACCAAGTTGAATATAATCCAAGCTGGGCAAAGAGCAGTTGAGGAATTAATTAAGGTAGCTAAAGAACCTATTGTAGATTCAGATGATGACATCTCAGCTGATCGTTTGAAAAACGCCGCTGCAACAAAAAAGTTAGCTATATTCGATGCGTTTGAAATACTTAATCGCATTGAAGAGGAAAAGAATATGCTTGAAGATAAACCAAGCGATAGTAAACAAAAATCCTTTAAGGGTTTTGCAGAAGGTAGATCTAAGTAATGTACAAGCAAACTTTATTTACTGTACTTACAGATTACATAAAACCCCACGTGCTTAAAAGAAATAACAAAAGCAAAAAGTGGGAGTACGGTTATAACAAAGAACACGATATAGTTGTTATAAGTAAGACCGGTCAAATAGGTGAGATATACGAAATACAAAACCTTAAAATAGCATTACCACCTTTTAAAGGTAAACTAAATAAGGATAAAGACAAATGGTCTAAAGAGGAATATCCTAAAGAATTAAATAAAATTAAAAGTGTATTTGAGTGGAATAAATACCCGGATCACTTTAAAGAAAAATGGTATGAGTATATCGACGAAGAGTTTAAACGCCGTGACGAAGGTCACTGGTTTAATAACAAAGGTATTGCTACTTACCTCACTGGTACTCACTACATGTACTTGCAGTGGAGTAAAATTGATGTTGGGGCAGCAGATTTTAGGGAGTCAAACAGATTATTCTTTATATTCTGGGAAGCTTGCAAAGCAGATCAAAGATGCTACGGTATGTGCTACCTCAAAAACAGACGATCAGGTTTCTCATTTATGGCATCAGGCGAAACTGTTAACCTGGCAACAATCAGTTCAGATTCAAGATTCGGTATCTTATCAAAATCAGGGGCTGATGCTAAAAAAATGTTTACAGAGTTACAAAAACAACCCTTAGATTAGGTAGTAGAATTGTCGGTAAGTGTATGATGGGATCAACGAGCAATGCTCTTGATAAAGGTGGTGAAAACTTTAAAAAATTATACTATGCCTCAGACGTTACAAAAAGAAACCGCAATGGACAGACTAGCTCAGGACTATATTCTTTGTTCATACCTATGGAGTGGAATTACGAAGGATTCATTGATACTTATGGACACCCTGTCTTTGATACGCCGAAAGAATCAGTTGAAGGTGCCGACGGGCTTCAAGTTGAAGTAGGTGTTATAAACCATTGGGAAAACGAAGTTGAAGGTTTAAAAGGTGATCAAGATAGTTTAAACGAATATTATAGGCAGTTTCCTCGCACAGAGCAGCATGCTTTTAGAGATGAGACAAAAGAATCTTTATTTAATCTAACTAAGATATACGAACAGATAGATTATAACGATGAGTCTGATAACTCTAAGTTAGTAACAAGAGGTAACTTTTCTTGGCAAGGTGGTATAAAAGATACTATTGTTAATTTTATGCCAAATAAAAATGGTAGGTTCTTAGTTTCATGGGTTCCACCTATACAATTACAAAATCGTGTAATAATAAAGAATGGAGTTAAATATCCTGGTAACGAGCATTGCGGTGCTTTTGGATGTGACTCATACGATATATCAGGTACAGTAGATAATAGAGGATCTAATGGAGCTCTTCACGGCCTTACAAAATTCTCTATGGAAAACGTACCGGCTAATATGTTTTTCTTAGAATATATATCAAGACCTCCAACGGCTGAGATATTCTTTGAAGATGTACTTATGGCTTTACATTTTTACGGTATGCCATTATTAGCAGAAAATAATAAACCTAGACTTTTGTATTATTTAAAACGTAGAGGTTACAGAGCTTTCTCAATGAACAGACCAGATAAATTAAAACTGTCTGTAGCGGAAAGAGAGATAGGTGGAATACCTAACTCATCAGAAGATATTAAGCAAGCTCACGCCGCTGCTATAGAATCTTATATAGAAGATCACGTTGGGCTTAAAGAAACTATGTATGGTAATATGTATTTTCAAGAAACGTTAGAAGACTGGGCTAAGTTTAATATAAACAATAGAACAAAACACGATGCTTCTATTAGTTCTGGTTTGGCTATAATGGCTTGTAACAAAAACAAATATACACCAGTTTATAAATCAAAAAAACAGGCTGTTAATTTATCATTTAAAAAATATGATAATAAAGGCAATATTTCAAAAATAATAAAATAGATGATTTACACTAATGTTAATAGTTCTTTCCCAAGTCAGGTAGTACCAGACGCAGAGAAAAAGACATATGATTATGGCTTAGCTGTAGGAAGAGCTATAGAAAACGAATGGTTTAGAGGCGACAGAGGTTTAGGAGCTGGAGGCCGTTTTGGTAATAGTTGGCAAGATTTTCATAGATTAAGACTATACGCTAGAGGTGAACAATCTGTAGCAAAGTATAAAGATGAATTATCTATTAATGGTGATTTATCTTATTTAAATTTAGACTGGAAACCAGTAGCTGTATTATCTAAGTTTGTAGATATTGTTGTAAATGGTATGACTGACAAAGGTTATAAAATAAAATCTTTTGCTTCAGATCCATATGCTTTAAAAGAAAGAACTGATTACGCTTTTAACGCTTTACGTGATATAACTAATAAAGATTTAATAGAAGAGTTTAATGAAATAACTGGTAAAAACTTTTTTAAGACACCAGATCCAGAACAGCTTCCTGAAAATAAACAGGAATTAGACATGTACCTTCAGTTAAATTATAAGCAAGCTATTGAAATAGCAGAAGAAGAGGCTATATCTAATGTTTTTAATTATAATAAATATGAAGAAGTAAAAAAACGTTTGGCTTCTGATTTAACCATTATAGGTATAGCTGCAACTAAAACTGATTTTAATTTAGCTAATGGCCTTACAGTTGAATATGTAGATCCAGCTAATTTAGTTTATTCATATACTGAAGATCCTAATTTTGAAGATATATATTATGTAGGTGAAGTTAAAAGCGTTACTCTTGAAGAACTTAAAAAACAATTTCCTTATTTAACAGATTCTGATTTAGAAGAAATACAAAAATACCCAGGTAATGTAAATTACACTCGTGATTATTACGCTCAAGACGATCAACAAAGTCAAATTCAAGTATTGTATTTTGAATATAAAACTTATGAAAATCAAGTATTTAAAATAAAACAAACAGATCAAGGTCTTGAAAAAGCTTTAGAAAAACCAGACACGTTTGATCCACCTGAAAGTGATAACTTCAATAGAGTTCATAGAGCTATAGAGGTTTTATACAGCGGTGCTAAAATACTTGGTCACGAAAAAATGCTTAAATGGGAATTGTCTGAAAATATGACAAGACCCTTTAGTAACCAGACTAAAGTTAAAATGAACTACAATATATCTGCACCTAGAATGTACAAAGGTCGTATTGAAAGTTTAGTTAGTAAATGTATTGGGTTTGCAGATATGATACAGTTGACGCATTTAAAAATACAACAAGTGTTATCACGTATGGTACCTGATGGTGTTTATGTAGATGTTGATGGTTTAGCAGAAGTTGATCTTGGTAATGGTACAAGTTACAACCCGCAAGAAGCTTTAAACATGTACTTCCAAACTGGTAGTATTGTCGGTAGAAGTTTAACACAAGATGGTGATCCTAATAGAGGTAAAGTACCTATACAGGAATTACAAACGTCTTCTGGTATGTCTAAAATACAAGCGTTAGTACAAACGTACCAATATTATTTACAAATGATACGTGATGTAACGGGACTTAACGAAGCTAGAGATGGTAGTCAACCAGCAAAGGATTCGTTAGTAGGTTTACAAAAATTAGCAGCTGCAGCTTCTAATACAGCGACTAAACACATATTACAATCGTTAATGTATTTAACGGTTCGTAATGCAGAAAATATAAGTTTAAAAATATCAGACATGCTTAATTTTCCTTTAACCAAAGAGGCATTACTTAGTTCTATAAATCAATTTAATGTTTCTACATTAGAAGATATAGAAAAATTAAACACTCATGAGTTTGGTATTTTCTTAGAGTTAGAACCAGACGAAGAAGAGCAACAAAGATTAGAGCAAAATATTCAAGTTGCTCTGCAAGGTGGTCTTATAGATTTGTCTGATGCTATAGATATAAGACAAATTAGCAATTTAAAATTAGCTAATCAGTTTTTAAAATATAGACAAAAAGTAAAAGCTGAGCAAGTTAAACAAGCTCAGTTACAAAATATACAAGCACAAGCTCAAGCAAACGCAGAGTCAGCTGAAAAAGCAGCTATGGCTGAAGTTCAAAAACAACAAGCTTTAAATGAAGGTAAACTACAATTAGAGCAGGGTAAATCTCAGTTTGAAATACAAAGAATGCAAACTGAAGCTGAGATAAAAAGACAATTAATGGAACAAGAGTTTCAATACAACTTACAGCTAGCACAAGCTAGGGCTGATGTTGAAAAAGCTAGAGAACAAGAAATAGAAGATCGTAAAGACGAGCGTGCTAGAATTATAGGTACACAGCAATCAGAAATGATTTCACAACGTCAAAACGATGAACTACCTAAAAACTTTGAGTCATCTGGATTTGACTCACTAGGAGGATTTGGACTAGAACAGTTTGAGCCTCGTTGAAAATAAAATCCTTTAATTTTATACTATTATATTATGTCAGAAGAAGTAAAACAAGAAGGAGAGTTTAAAATAAAAACCCCTTCAAAGCCTAAGAATTTAGGTAAATCAAGTAATGAAGTTACTAAGGTTAATATTAAAGAACCTTTAATAGAAACAGAACCAGAAGTTACTAAAGTAATAATAAAAGAAGAAGACGATGCCATTCAAACACAAGAGACAAATGATAGCAATGCTATTATCGAAGAGCCCAAAGACAGTGGCGACAGCGAAGAAGTGGTTGAAGAAGTACGGACCTCCGACAAAGAAGTAGAATCTCCTTTAACTGTAATTGAAAATACTGAAGAAGAACAAACTGAAGTAACTAAAGAAGTAGAACAAACCGTGCAAGAGCAAAGGGTTCTACCAGAAAATATTGAAAAACTAGTTTCTTTCATGGAAGAGACTGGTGGAACTGTACAAGACTATGTTAGGCTTAATGCAGATTATACCAACGTTGATAATAAAACTTTAATTAGAGAATATTATAAACAAACTAAACCACATTTAGATTCTGAAGATGTAAGTCTTTTATTAGAAGACTTTGATTACGATGAAGATATAGATGAACCAAAAGATATACGCAAAAAGAAAATTGCGTTTAAAGAGGAGGCTGCAAAAGCTAAAGACTTTCTTGAAAGCTTAAAAAGTAAATACTACGACGAGATCAAGTTGAGACCGGGCGTAACTCAAGAGCAACAAAAAGC